TACGGTAATTTCAGATACCAGCAAATCACCACTAGCGGCGTTGACTATAGCAGGTGCTGAAATACTAGATATGTTTAGCACCAAAGATGATGCGTTTAGTTTAGTTACTACTGCTACAATAAAAGTTTCCATGCCTGCTAAATTGCCTTGATTGTCAAATGCTGGCGTAGTCATAATAATCTTAAAATTTGCTAAAGGTGCAATACTTGTGTAGTCATTATTAGACGGCACTAAATAAGGATCACCGGGTGTAATTACTACGCTGTTAGCCAATAATGTTGCCGGTGGAAAACTAAATGTAGACCACACGCCTGCATTAGCTAGGTCTGTTGCAAGTGTGCTGCGTAGTGTGGTAATTGCAGCTGGCATTAGCCGACCAGTGAATTAGGACTAGAATACGGTTGGATGAGACCACGTACCCGATTTATTAGTTGGTACCCCATTCTATAGGGACTTGCAGTGATCCCATCCATACCTACCCCACCAGTCTGACTAACTTGACGGCTTTGCCAGATATCAACCGCGACTATCATCGCGGCTTCTCTTATGGCCGGGGTCGCAGTGTAAGCCTGTGATTTATGCTCTGGGCCAAGGGCTCGGCCGTATGGTTTGATAAAATGAAATGGATCGTCTGCTAAAACTTTTGCGTATTGAATAATGCTGTAGCCGTTAGGGTATGAACTAAATGCGTATGTACTCCAGAATGCTGTGCCAATACTTGCCGGCACTGTAGTGCCCGGAAATGATCCTGTTAATGTGTATGTGCCATTGTATGTGCTTCCACAATTACTTACTACTATTGATTGGCCAGTCACAAAGATACCGGGATTTGCTAATACTAAAGTTGCTACGTTATTGCTTATAGATGAGCCGACTACTGGGGCATCGTTATGCCATAAATAACCTTGTATTAAATCTTCTGCCGATTGGCAGCACTCTTCTACGGTTGCATCGGTATATAAAGTGCCTATTCCAAGATTTGTGCGTAATTCTTGCATAGTTACCATTGCAGCGGCCATAGTGTCCTCTCTAAAAAGCTCCCCTAGGGCTAGGGCTACTAAACCCTAGAGGATTATTAAATTAACTAACTTATTACGTTAGGTTGAAGCGGCGAACGCCACCAGCAACTAATACACCAACAGCCATATATCCATAAAGAGAAGTTTCAATTTCTCCTGTGGTTGGAATATTGGTTGAAAGTCGTAGAATTGGTGACTCGTAAATTGATACTGAAGATGGAACTACAATAAATGCAGACTCATCGATAGTTGTTGAAACTGCGTTTGGATCTACATATAAGTCTAAACCAAGCACGTTTCCGCGCAGCGATGTAGGCACTGAAGACCCAGCATTATTCATAGGGTTAGCAGCATTGTAGATTGGACGACCTGTTGTATCTGTTGCACCAAGTAGTAATGACCACTGTGATGTTCCAGCAATATAACGTGTTGCCAATTCACCTGTTGCAAGATATGCGGCTGGTGCTTGTGTAGATACGTAAGAAATAAGACCTGCAGAATCGGCTGCTACTGCTGTAGCTTGTGTGCCACCTGCTGTAAGAGCTGCAATTACGGCTGCATCCGTTGCCTTATTGTAGGCTCGGGTCATGTTGTCTAACATGGCTGCAAAAAATTCTGGAGAAGATCTTTCCAGAATCTCAAGGCTGTAGCGTTGAAGTCCGGCATATTTCTTAACTGTTAGATTTACATAACTGGAAACAATTCCGGTTTCTGATGGGCCCGCTGCTTCCGCAGTTTCTGCCACGGTTCCGCTAGTAGTAATTTTTGGAACACTTATGGTCATTCCGGCTGCCGGAAGAGCACGTGATCCAATTGCATCAATAGCTGGTCGTGATCCAATAAGTGTATCTACTACTGTAGGTACGAACTGTGTTGGAGAAAATGCTGGATTAGTGGTGAAAGAATCATCGGCGGCAGTCATAAATTTTGCTACGTCTGCTTCTGCTTTCATTACCCACTGTGCTGACTCGTGATTCCCTAATTTTGCTTTGATGCTATGTTCTAGCATGTGTGCTTGTGTCTTAATTGGTGAGCGAGGCTCTGTATAGAATGATGCACTAATTGTTGGGCGTGCAGCCTCTACTGGAGCAACCTCTACCACTGGTACTGCTGTTGGCTCGGTGGTGTTGTCCACTTGTGCCTCACTTTCCGTAGTTGGTTGATTTGTTGCATCCGCTTCGCCTTCGCTAGCGGCAACTTTAGTTACTTGTGCTTCTGTAAATGCTGGTGACTCAACCAAGCTGACCTCTTTTAAGGTGGCTTTAGTTACATAGATATAATCTTTTTTCTGTGATGATTTAATAACATCTACTCCCACAGATAGACCATCTATTAATTGCTCACTTGCAAGCATTAACGCATCTGATCCTTGCATACTTGCGCTGATCTTAAAGCTAGCATAAATGCCATCTTCTGCTTCATTAAAATTCTGCATACGGCCAATCGGCTTATCATTTCGATGTTGCATAAGCATCTTTATCTTGCCGGGATCACCGACATCTATTGAGCCTTTAGCAAAGACAACTTTACCAACACTTGTATTGCCGGCGGTCTCGAACGGTACAATTTTGCCAGCAATAACTCTACGCTCACCGTCTGCGCTTTCTATTTGGCTATTAAATGTAAGAATCAATTTGAATCCGCCCATGTTAGAACTGCAAAGGTAAATGAAGGAGTAGTGCCACCGATTGTGCCAACTACTCTTAATTGATCGGTAAATGCAGTAGTTAGTCTGATTACTTCTCGTGTAACGCCTGTTTTTTGTGTAAATGTAGCAATAGTATTCCAGTTAGTGCCGTCTACTGTATCTTGCACTACGACATCTAATGTAGGTAAAGTGCCGCTAGCTGCTGTAACGTCTAATTGCATTACTAATAGTCTTGCTGCAGATAGTCCTTTAACGGCTGTGCCCGTAACTGTTTCAGTGCGAGCAGCTGACGCTAGTAGCGTTACCGTGCTAGCAGGTATATTGGCTTGTTGTATATCACTCATGCATTTTCTCCCTTAGTGCTGTTAATGTACTCAGCATCGCCACTTTGATTTCCGCTGGGTGTTAGATCTTCCATTTCTTTTGCTTGCTCTAGGTCTATAAGTCCTAAAGTCAACATCTTCTCTATTGTCTCTAATCTTGCTTTGTCATCTGATCTTAAAAATGTTTCGCTAATATTAAAACGCACAGTATGTCCGGCAGCTGTAACATCATTCATGCTAAGTCTGTCTTCTATTGCACAAATATAAGGCTGTAGCGAATAAGAGACAAACTCTTTCCGGCCGTCAATAATATTTTGATAGGTCATGGAATTATTCATATCTGCACTTATGTAATATGCAGGTACATTCATAGCACGTGCAATTTGTGTGGCTAAATATTGGGATGCCTCGTTATACATCATATCTTTAGGACTAAAGCCAACAGTCTCATAAGATAATGTGCTAGTTAGGTATGCAGTAGATCTTGATTGACGTGCTGCCTTCCAAGCTGCTAATAATCCTTGTACTTGTGACTCTGGCATGTCGGCGCCAGTATTTTTTATAAAGCCAGTAGCCATTGGTGTTTGTGCTGCTACAGCTGCCGCTTTTTCTAAATCTAATGCGCTCTGTATTGTGCGCCCAGCGGTTTGTAACACGCCTTGTGTAAGTCCTTGAAAAGTAATTAAACTTCCAACACCAGACATGGGTAATTTTTCGTTATCCAATGTGTAATATAAAACCTCTGTGCCTTTAGCATTTAATTGTGGAACTACACGAGTATTAGCAACCCATTCAAAACGTGACGGTCTTAAATCATCTGCATAAACTTCTGTAACACGCCAATATGCAACGCCATAAAATATAAGACTATCGACAGTCCACGAGATAGTGACGGATCGTGGCTGTCGAATATCTGGCTGATCGCACCAGAGTGGCTTCGGTAATTCTGCGCCTGTAGATTTTTTGTACAGCTCTAATGGTAAATATCCTATAACACCTTTAATTAAATTAGCGCATCTGTTAACCGCGGGTACTTGTGTCGCAAGTGTACGATCCATCGGGCCCGCACCGAATGTGTTATAACCAAATCCAATAATGCTATCGCCCATAACAGCTGGGGCATATTGCGCCTGTACGGTTTTATTATTATTAGTTAGACCTAATGCTGACAATATACCCATATGTATACTTTATACCATAAAACAGACTAATAGTGCAAATTAGACAAAGATTTGCGCTGTTTGTTGCGGTCTACTTAATTGACTTACCACCATAGCCAAAGAAATGGCAGCTGTGACATCTCCGGCTGATTTACGTCTTATTATACGCCAGCCAGCATCATTAGTCTTAGCTGCACAGTTATTTAAATGCTGTACTAGATCTGCCTGACCACTATGCACCATTCTGCCGTTAGCCATACTGTCTGATAAGTCTGAACAAGCTTGATAGAAGGCTTGACCTGATACATCTTGCATACGCCATCCGCTTTGCTCTAATCGTGTCGCTATTGACTGTGTGGCGTACTTATCAAAGCAGATAATGTGTGGGTGATACTTACGCGCCCACTCATTTACATCACTTGCCATTTTAACTTCATCTATCGCTATATCGCTATGCCACAGCTGTGCAAGTCCTACAGCTATTTTATCGCCTTTCATCTGGCCCATAATTAACGCGCCTGATCTACGAGTTGGGGCAATATCAAATGCCATTATGGTCATTGGCCCGACAGGTATCTCTAATGTACTATCACTACACGCTTCAATAGAGCCATACACCCATGGACTGACCGCGCTATCAATCCATTGGCACAGCATTTCCGTGCGTGTAGCTTCTACGCTATTTGTATTGACTGATTCTTCTAAAGTCTGTTCATTTATTAAATGCGATAGTGCAGGATTAGCCATAGCCCATGCTTTACGATCATGTATCTTACAGTGCTGCGGAGCTGACCATTCATAGTAACCTAAATTGTCAGGTGGGTAAGATAAACATCTTTCTCGTAGATCATTTAGCACTGTACTAAATCCATCACCGGCATTACTTGTCATTAGTGTCATCGCGTTAGGTCTTGCACGTGTAACGGGTAATGCGGCTGTAAATGCTTCGGGTGTCCATTCACGTAACTCATCGATGTAAAGGAAGTCAGCGGTTTTGCCCCGGGGAGCGTCCCGGGTGGCTGCTGCTATCTCATATCTTGCACCATTAAGTAAACTAATAGATTCTTGACCATTAGCTAGTCTTATTTGTCTTACCTGATCTTTTAGAAACTGATTATCTTCTATTGTGTAAGCAACTTGTCTAAATGTGTCTAATGCCATATTTCTGTTAGAAGACATGCCTAATACGTTCTTAGAGTCCCACAGAAAGAGATGAGCAAGGATAAGCATACGAGCAAGGTGTGTTTTGCCGTTTTGCCGGGCTACTAATACAAGAGCTGTCTTTTTACGCCAATTTTGTTCACTATCTACAGATAAAAGATCATCTAAACACCACCGTTGCCATGGGATGAGCGGTAACCCTATTTTCTCAGCTAAATCTGCTACTTCTTGTGCTTTGCTAGCACCCTTTAATAAAGGTGTGTGGATTCTAGGCTCAGTGCTACCTATAAGCGTGACCCCTCGTGGCGTCTGTTTTACTTCTGTATCAATCTGCATCAAAGTCAAGCGTATCAGGTTTGATAAAAGGTGAGTCAGGCACTGTTCGCACTGTCTTAGGGAGAGAACGTTCGAAAAAGACAGGGGGGGTCGCCTTGTGACTAAAAAAACGACCGCCCTTAGATGAGTTACACGATTTGCACATCGATTGTAAGTTGTCCGGATTCCACATATCGCCGCCTTTTACGCGGGGAATTATATGATCCACAGTGTGTGCTGGTCGATTGCACAATGCACATAGCCAACCATCCCGATCTAAGATGGTAATACGTAGCTTCTTCCACTTATTTGTGCCTATTGCTTTCTTACTCAATGCCATCCCTTTAATTTGTAATGTTCATACGCTTTACACATAGAACCATAACGATTTAAATTGTACTTGATACCCCAGTCTATCTGCTTAGTACCATCAACAGTAGCTAGATACTTAGACCTACCTTGTGGTATGCCATAGTGTGAGCCATTACGAGCTTTAGGGTTTAGCCTACTTTCAGCTGTATATAGATCTATTAAGCAATATGTTTCATCTAAGTCATTTAATGTTATTAGTATGTATTGCCTATAATGCATAGGTTTGTAATTCTCTTTTGCGACAGAATAATCTTTTAAAAAGCAACTGATTAATGCAATTAGCATAAAGGTCGCCCAAACTCTGCGCCTTCCGAGTCTTGCCGGGGGCGACTCAGCTTTTCGATTTAAGATCGAACGCTTCTTTAGGGTATCACATGCAACCAAATTAATCATCATTATGCGTGTCGTTACGCTTAGGATAAATGGATTGTAAAGGCCATGCAACATGTTGCGTTTTATCTAATAAGTAAATGTAGCGATGTTTCTTAGTGCGTGGCTTCCACACGCCTGTTAAATGACGCTTGATTTTACCCCTAGAATGTTTAACAGTGCCCCCATACCAGAAGTCTGTTGCAGGTGGGGTCAAGCCGTAATAGTTAAAGTTAGCAGCTTGATATATTGTGCCTACATGCCTACTTGAGTCAGCATAACTAATTACAGCTTTGATGCCCTTTTTCTTTAATTCTCTTAAACTGTAGGCTATAAACTTAGATGCTATGTTGCTATGATTTAATGAAGGCTCAAGCACAAGCCTAGACATCTCGACAAAGCAACTATAATTACCTCTAGGCAGCCCGAAAGCACTCTGAGCTGAATTTGGCACTGATAAGGGTGAATAGACCACAGCACCTATGATCTGATAGTCCTTAATAATACCAAAACAATATTGACCTATAAAGCGTTTATTGCCTAAATAGTGGTAAGCACTGACAAGCTTGTAAGCCTCAACATAACTAATTTTACCGAATTTTTGGAGCGATGGGATCAGAATTGAACTGTCATCTGATAGCTGGAAAGCTAACTGTGTTGTCATTACACCACCATCGCACGTGTCATTACCTAGCCTCTATTAATGCACAAGTATGGCAGCCATTCTTTAAAAACTGCCAACCGCCACACTTGCTACATCTATCAATATTACTGTCGGGTATATCTAACGCTTCAGCTATGTTTTTCACTCCCACACAGCCACAGTCCATACACTGATAAGCCTTAAATCCTTCAGGCGTATCTAACTGCTCAAGCCATAAGAACTCGGTCTTACGATCACAGCCATTACACTTAAACTTTGTGTACATGTGATAAAATCCCCTTCCTTATTGTCTACAGTGACACTGAGTACATACCAAATACTGTCCATCATGTAATAACCTGTCATCATTACACGATACACATCTATCGGTGCTTAGGTTTAGGCTTTCTTTATCGTTTTCCATGCGTAATGTAAAGCCTGAACCGTTTCTTATTTCAATAAATCCCATTTAGTCACCCCCTTTACGTTGCAAAAAGCGTCTAAGACGTATTTTTTCTACCTCGTGATAATTAACTTCACCAACAGGCACATTTACGTGTTCCCACATCGCTTCTAATCGGTCTAATAATTTAGCTTCAAGGCCAAACATACGAGCTACTTGTGCTATGTCAATTACGTCATAACTAGTTTTTAATTCATAACCTAGAACAGTTTGCAGACCAGTAACAATGCCCCATTCTTTATTTTCTTCACTGTAAGAACGTTTAGTCATTATTTGTCACCGTTATCTGGAAAGAACCAATTACCGTTGGCATCTTGCTTAGCCCATATAGCATGCTCTTTAATACGATCTAAACACAAGTACCCGTAGTAGGGTTTCCCGTTGGTCTTCGATACCCCTGTTACTAAGTTATTACCTTTAGCACAGCATGCTGGTGGTGCTTTCGGTGGTGTCACAGTTGCAGCTTTAACCCAGTCCTCATTACTGATAGGCAAAGGATCTGTGCGATCTACAGACCACGTTTCTGACTGAACTACTTTAGTCATTTCTTCTCTGCTAGCACGCTTGCCCTTAGCTGCGTAACCCGCGTTTGCAAGCGCACGGCCGATCGCTGAAGTCTCACAGTTTTCCAGTGCAGAAGTTGAATTAACACCGCGATCAGAAATGCTCTCACTAGCAAGTCCAGTCGCACACGGTTTCGCATCGGCTTCCGTTTTAAATAATTCAGCACTAACAATGTATCTAGTGTCTGAGGCCTGTTCAAGTTTTGTTGCCACTCTTCCATCTGGGTAATCCTTCCACCATTTTTCTAGTCGGCTCTCGACTGTTTCATAATCTGCTAAGTTAAATGCCATTAGTCTTTCCAATCGTCTGAGTTGTCAATCTCTGCATCGTAGACCGTCTTGTAAAGTGCGGTGTATGCAGCAATGTCGATAAGACTGTCGAGGTGACCAGGTGACTCTTGTAACCTACTGATCTTTTGTAGGATATTGATAATACATATGTCGTGTGGCATGAGTGGGTAATCAATATACGAACTGACAAGCTTTGAAATCCGTTCCATGTTGTGAAGAGGATGTCCGTAAACTGTGCCGCGCTCGTGGATAAGTTTAGTTGCGGTTGCAAAAAACGCCTCAGTTGTTGTCGGCATTAGTTTTGCTATCGCTTATACGTCTATGCATGTCGTAGCCGTCTTTACGGCCTTTCCAATAACCTGACTGGAATGCATTATCTTTAATTGTTGAGTAAACGCCCCAAGCAATAAAATAACCTAACACGCTATAAAGCACTATCCATGGTGCTGTTGTTTCTATCATGTAGCCCTACTTTCCATACCACAATTTGTGGCATAGCAATAGTGTCGCACGTGTGTACGACTTTGTGGATTATTTAGGGCGTAGTTTGTATAACGATTAGGTAACGATGTTACCCGTAATACCGCCCTAGAGCTGTAAATGAGCCATCCTTATTGATCGGCACTAACGTGGGTGTTAGCGTCTTTCCTACGGCTTCTAGTATAGCAATACCCATCTGCCAATTTGCGCTTCCATAGCGGATATAAGAGGCTTTTTTTCTATCCATTAGATTACCTACCTCAACACCATATAAGGGTCTGTAATGGCTTCCTATGGCTTCTGTATAGGCACTCATGCCAAGTCTATGGCTATGTCCTGCTATGACCGATTTGCCCCATTTTTTAGCAAGGTTAAGAGCTGTGATACCTGCGTGCTGGCTCATGCTGCCCTCATCGCCATGTGCTAATACCCAGCCAGGGTGAAACTCGTAAGCCGTTTTGTGATAGTCAATCCCCATGCCAGCAAAGTCCATAAACTTTGGATATTGCAGCTCGGGTAAACCTATAAGGCCAGGTGCTTTTAATAAAGTGCTATAAAGGCGATCAGTATGATTAGAGCGGATAACGCTAGCCTTTTTGCTGTACTCGGTAAGATCCCATAATATATCTTGACAAGCTGCACGATCTTCGTTAAGAGTCTGACTGTAAGCCAAAGGTGTGCCATCGGCCCACTTGCTAATTGTTTGAAAATCGATCTCATCGCCAACACATAAAACCTCGTCAAACTTCTCACGTCTTGCCAACTTAATGACGTTCTTGACTGCCTGCTCATGATGATATGGGATTTGTAAATCGGATATTACTAGCCAACGCTTAATCTTCATCCTCTTCTGTAGGATCGATACTAGGAATGATGCCGCCATCACCAACTACCCAGTTAGGCATAGTTGCCCGATCTGATACAAAATACAAAGCACAGCTGTCACTAAAGCCAGCCTTCTTTGCAGCCTTGAAGATTTCATTCATAGCAATATAATGCTGATCTAGTTTAGATAATGGCTCTGGTGATTTACGCACTACACGCCTATTGATCTTCTTTCGCTTACGTCTTGTATCAGCCATGTGTTTATTGTCTCTTAACTATTAAAGAATACAGATCATCAACACGCTGTTCTAATCTTGTTAACTGATCCTTCATGCTAGATCCACCATTAGGACGTAACTCGTTAAGCCAGCCTTTAACTAAAAAACGTAATCCGATTAGCACGCTTGTTAGCACGGCGCAACCGCCAGCGCCAAAGGCTGCCCATTCTGCCGGACTCATGCTTCATCTGCACCGAGGCCATAAGCACTATCGGATTTATCTAAAGCCCTAGCTGCTGGGCCTGCAAGTGCGGCCA